CCTACAAGCCCTTCCTTTTTTGATGCGGTATGGAAAGCACCTGACGGATCTGGCTATTTGATGTGCTATTTCACAGACCCTCAAGGTGGTGAAACTGGACTTTTCCCCTATGCCATCATGGATAATCGCAACAATCCGATCAAAATTGACAGGATTTCTGCAAGGGATGTATCAGACTCACACCGCAGAGCTTTGGCTGCCTGTGCCGCTTTTACCTTTTCTCTAGGTTATGAGCTTTGGGCTTTCAATGAGGTTGCAAGTGCAAACGAAACAGAAAGACCACACAAATCCAGACAAGCCGCACCACCTCAAAACGTCTTTATTGCTGCAAAAGCAGCTATTGAAAAAGAAACAGACTTTGAGAGGTTATTATCCCATGAATCAAATTTAGAGGTGCGTTATACTCAAGGAAAGATCACTCAAGACGAATACAAAGTCCTTAGTGGTTTACTAGACACCAAAAAAGCTGAACTAACCGCATGACAGTCACCGAAACTCAATTCCTAACTACAGAGCAGTTAGCAGAAAGGTATGGGCTTAGTCCCAATACCATCAAAAGCTGGAGAGCCAGAGAATATGGCCCTGAGTATTATGAATTGCCCTTTTCGCTACCACTAGCAAGGGGCAACACTCGGATTAGATACCAGCTACACGCCGTTCTCGCATGGGAAGAGGCAAACGCAATCACCCCTTTAAAACCTTTTTAACAAATGACAAACACCGCATTTCAAGCTCGATTCAGAGTAGTAGGCAACAACAGCCCAAAACAAAACGCCCCAGATCAAAATTTAATTATTGATTTTACCTGTGATGAAGCTTTAAAAGCTGCAAACTGGTTAACTCAGGCTGTAGATAATGCCAAAATGGATGGAACAAAGATTCGTGTCTATAAGAGCCAAAAAGAATATGATGAGGTTAGTGGTTTTTCGCTTTGGGGCGGTATGTGGGGCAACTCTGGCAGAATACAGCCTATGCCTCATAAAGATGCCTCTGAGAGGACTGTAGATGTACAAGCGAACCAGCCTGAGCTACCAGATGATCTTCCTTTCTAACTATGAAACTAATTTCTTTTCCTGTTAACCCTTATGTGGGTCAAATCTTTTATGAACCAGAAACAAAGAAACTTTATGAGTTTTGTGAGGTCACAAAAACAGATGAGCTAACAGGCAAGATTGTTGAATCTGCTATGTGGTTCGATATAACAGAAAAAGATTTAGTCCCATAGGTAGAGGCATGATGATCTTTGAGGTTAGAGATCAAAAGCTGCTCTTTTACAATTTTGTGGTCGATTGCCCTTATTGCCTAGCTTGTGACTGTGTTATCCCAGCACATCAACTTTGTAAAAAGATATGAGTTCCCTTCGAGGACTTATTGGGGGGCAAATGGGGGTTTAGCAATATTTTCCTCCACCTAATTCTCAGTAAGTAAGCGATAAAAGTCTGTAAGACCTCTACTTATTCCCAAATATTATATATCTTAAGCGATCCCAAAAGGTCGCTTTTTTCTTGTCTAATCGTCTTTCTAGTTTATAAATATATGCTTGCTGTGATGCTATTACATCAAGTGAAGTGCTTACAAAGTGAGCTTGCTTTGCATTTGTTTTTAAAAGCTTTATGGAATAAGGCTTAAGCAGTTCAATGTCCTCTAGGTTCTCAATAAACTGTATAGACTTTTGCACCTCAAACTCACCCTCAAGGCTGTAGGTAGATGTAAGAGCCTTGATAATATCCATTATTTGACTGGAAATAGTTTTTCTTCAATCATTTTTACTATTGCATCATCAACGTCATTGTCTGTGTTTTCAGCTGCGGATTTCAGCATAAGCAAAAGCCCTTTGCGAATACTTGTAGATTTTCCAAACTTGATAAATAGCTTGATTAGAAATTTAGACATAATTTGTTTGTTTTTCCAAACATAGCTAATATGCCAGTATTAGACAAGAAACCTTAATCTCATGGAAGATCAAGAGCCTAGCAAAGTCGAAACCATTGTTAAAGTTTGCGTTCTTTTATGGTCGGCAACGCTATTGTCCCTCTCATACTACGAGCCGCCATCTGGCAAAAAGATCGTAGATTTTGACCCGACCTTCATTGCTTCGATTTTTTCAGCTTCCACAGCTTCACTAGGTTTTTCGATAAAAAAGAAAAAAGATACTATAGTAGATAATAAGAACACTAAAGTAGGCATCAAATGAAAAAACTACTCTTACTTACACTGTTGACCTTTCCTATTGCAGCGCAAGCAAATGGTGTCCCGACTTGGAGTACTGGGTCCTCAAATAGAACAGAGAATACTACTCAGACAATAACCCGCAGTATAGTGACAGAAAAATACGGGTCTGCGCTAAATTCTTGGGAAGCTTCAAATATAGCTGTTACAAGTGCTTCATCTGGTGGTATAACTCATTCAGATGCAATTTTTACTCCTAATACTGCTACAGCTGACTGGTCACTACAAATAACTACAAGATCAGCTGGGGATAAAATAGAACAAATCACTCAGAATGATTCGATCACGACTACTTCAGTTATCACTTCTTTGTCTGTCTTTAGTCAGTAATCAAGTAAAAGCCGAAGGCGATACAAACGTACAGGCTCAACCAAATGCGATTGGTAATTCTAGTATTATCAATCAGAATATGAATGTTAATAATGGGATGACAGGCAAGTTACAATTTGGAAATTTAATATGTAGCCAACCAACAATGGCTTTTACGCCTTTTTACACAGGTAATGACGCAGAAAATCCTAACAGCGAAACTTATAGCATCAATGAAGGATGGGGCTTTCAGATGTCATTTATGATCCCGCTGGGGACTAATAATGATACTTGCTCTGAGTTAGCAAAAGTAAAGCTAGAGTTAGCCAAAGAAGAACTAGACAAGCAAGTGCATGATAAGCAGCTAGTTCGTATCTTGAAGTGTGGACAGCTTCACGCATCAGGCTACATGATAAACCCTAAGTCTAAGTTCGCATACATCTGCAATGATGTAATCAATATACGAAGTTATGTAAAAGCTAACTCTAATCTTTTTTCTGATTAGCAATTTCTTTTTTAAGTACCTTTTTAAATATTTTTGTCATAATTTTCTTTAATTGATTGATAACACTTTGCAAAACTATTGAACCTGTAACGGCAGCAGTGGCACTAACACCAGATGCTATGACACTTGATGCAATCACCTCTGGCGAGGGTATAGGCATTTCTCCGAAAAATGGTACATTAAAAGTAGCTACTGTTTCGATATTTGAAGTATTTTCTGAGTTTTGTGGCAGGTTTGTCGGTATCTGCTCTGGGTTTATATTTATCTCTTCCTCTCCTACTCCCTCTTCTTTTGAAGAATCAACTGCCTGATCTTCCCCAAGCCCCGACTGTACCTGTTCCAGACTTGGAAGGAGTAAAGGGTCCAGATATGGGACTTCCGCAACTGGAGGGTAAAATATTGTTGTAGGTGGATTGAGAATGAAATCAGTATTTGGTAAGTTAGGTAAAATTATGTCATCCATTTTATGTTAAGAGAAATATTATTAAAGTTAACAGGACCACTTACTTTAATGGTTCTGTTTTTAATTTGTTCCCTCTCCCCCCTCTATTTGATGATGGGGATGATGACTCGATTTTCCTCTGGAGCATTTCAGCATACTGAATCCCGCCCTCAATCATCAAAATAAGCCTTGTTTGTTCATCAACAACTTGTTGAGCTTGCTGTAATCTTGCTTTATGTTTTATTAAATCTTCTTTCCATTCCAAATTTTGTTTATCGTTAATATTTTTCATAGTTTTTTATTCATAATATCTTTTTAAAAGCTTTTAGTCATCACTTTTAAAAGCTTTTTCATTATGTATCCATCCAGTACAAATATATTTTTTTTGATTAACAGGAGGGTAGCCTCTATGGTAATGAGTCCATGTTGATGGGAAAAGAACAATTTTTCCTTGCTCTGGTTGTATTTTTGTACCGTCAAAAAATTCAGTATAACCCCCTTCTGTAATTGTGTTTAAGTACCAAATAAATGTTATAGCTCTGGGATTTTCGTTTTGCATATAAAAATCGTGATGCCAGTCATAAAAAGAATTAGGCAAGGTTTCTTGAATTTGATAGCCTGTGTCACCGATCTGCTGACTGATATAAGGATTTATCTGTTGAATCCCACCACCTCTGGTTTCTAATTTTTTTAAAGATAATTTTTCATCCAGATATTTTCTGTATTCTAATAAAGCATCACTTAAGGATTTATACAAAATTTCATCCTCTTTTTTCCAAGACGAAAACTCAGAAATATATAAATCTGTGGATTTTTTTATATCTTTAACATCTTTATTAACTACTCTTCCCTGAACTCTATTTGGGTCATTAACGAATTTTTGTATTGTTGCTCTACAAAACTCATTAGATAAAGCATTATGCTTTGTCCATATAAAAACACACATTAATGAGTGTGTGGTATTTCCTTAACGCTAATTACAGGCACAATTTCTTCATCTATTAATTCTTCTTTTAATTCTTGATTCTCAGGGTGATGGGGATGAGCAGAAACAAGTCCTATAGAGACAGACGAAATTGCAAAAAATAAAGCAATAAAACTTTTCATGTGTATTGGTTTTGTTTTTTTCATTGTACTACTTGCTCTTCCTGTTGGCCATATACATATTCATCATCAACAACATCCTTATCATCTTGTCTAACATGATCTTCCCAAAGTTTAAAACTCCTAGAATCCCACTGACCATAATATTGTCTATCACCAAAGTCATTGCTCAAGCATTTATTAAACTGCTCATCAGCAGTAAATGAAAGTTCTTTTGCATATTTCCAGAATGGAGTATCAAATTTTGACCCAGTTTTGTAATGCCATAATATGAATTTCTCAACCTGTTTCTGATAATTATACATATTTTGATTACAGTCATGCTTGTGCATCCCATGAAAAATGTGGTCAATACTTGTTCTAGCTACTTGCAAGTATGAGGTTATAGATGTTGCCTCAAGTGGTTCTATAAAAGAATATCTATTTCCATTTAAGATTGTTCTTTCTCCCACAAACATATTTTTAGCAATGTAGTTTTCAAAATCAAAACCACCTTCAAACTTAAACTCTTCTTTTGAATTTGGGATTACAATATTTTCAAAAAAATCTAATTTTGCATCTACTTTATCTGTGATGTCTTTGTTATACATATAACCAAAACT